CATGGCGAAGGTGAATATCACCGCCCAGTTGGACGAAGCCGGGCTGGACGATCTGAAAAAGCGATTGAAGCAAATCGCCGCCGACAACAAAACAGACATTCAGGTCGTACCGGTCGGCTTCGAGGCAATCAACTCGCAGGTGAATGACGTTGAATTGTCCCTTTCCATATTGGATGCCGCCCTGAAAGGCAGCAAGGCGGGATTTACCGACCTGGATACCGTATCCGCGGCGTTGGCCCAGACGCTTTCCATTGTGGGTAAGGAGAACACAACGGCGCAGGAAGTGCTGGATACCTTCTTCGCAGCGAAGCGTGTCGGGGCGGGAGAATTTGCCGACTTCGCCCGGTACATGCCAAACCTGATTGCCGGAGCCGACAATTTGGGTATCGCTTATAAAGAGGTGGCCGGTACGTTTGCCTATATGACCGGTAAAGGCCAGTCGGCCGAACGCGCTGCCACATTGATGGAAAATGCTTTCTCCGTATTGGGTCGTGTAGATGTCCGGAAGAAACTTTCCGCCGCCGGAGTGGATGTATTTGACGATACGGGTAAGATCCGGAGTATCGTTGATATATTTACCGACCTGCAGAACGTATTGGGCGGGCTGAATGACGAACAGAAGTCCTCTTTGCTGGAACAGTTCGGGCTGGTAGATAAAGAAGCCAAATCCGCTTTTTCCGTATTGATGTCCGACACTGAAAAGCTGCGGGAATCCATGAACGACGTGGCGAACTCCACCGGAGAAACCACCGCCGCACTTGGTTATTCCCGAAATGCCGTACAACAGGCGACCGAAGTGTGGAACCAGTTTAAGAATATCGGTTTGCAGGTCGGCGAAATCATATTGCCGGTGATTAGCGCGGGTCTGACTGTTGCCGGTGGCGTATTGGACGGCGTTTCAGTCGTGATGGATACCGTTATCGGTTTCTTCTCTTGCTGGTACGCATTGATTCAGCAAGGCAACCCGGTTATTATCGGGCTGACGACTACGCTTGGAATCCTGACAGCAGCGATGGCTGTGAACTATGCCTGGACCCAAAAGGCAATCATTGTCGGCGGTTTGAAAAAGGCGATGGATATAGCCCAGACGGTTGCCACCGGCGGATTGACCGCGGCACAGTGGGCACTTAACGCGGCGTTCTACGCTTCACCGCTTGGCTTGATTGCCTTAGGCGTTGGGGCTGTAGTTGGTGTTGTTACACTTTGTTGGCAGAAGTTTGAAGGTTTCCGCATGGTGATTCTCGGCGTTTGGGAGGTCGTGAAGGAGTTCGGGCGTACCCTGCTCGACAGTGTTGTAAAGCCTTTCAAGCAAGTACTGTCCGGTATCGGTGGTGTTTGTTCGGCGATAGTTAGCCTCTTGAAAGGCAACTTCAAGGAAGCCGCCACCCTCGCCAAAGACGGGTTCAAGGACATAGGCGAAGGCGTGTTAGGTTCCAATCCGGTAACAGTAGCCTATAATACCCTCCAGAACGGCAACTATTCAGCCGCATGGGAAAAAGGGAAACAGGCCGGACGCGACAGTTGGGCCGCCAGTCGGAAACAGGAAGATGCCGAGGCCATGAACCGGCTGATGCCGGAAGCCCCTGAAGCCATCACTGCCCCGGCAACCAATGTTCCGGATTTTGATGAATTGATGAAAAAGGTCGGTACACCTTCCGGCAGGAAAACCGGTACGGTAAAACAGGCTATGCTCCGTTTGGATGACAAACCGGTAATACCCGATTTAAACGAGACAGCTGAATATGCTGCCGTTACCCGGAAGTTGAAGCCGGTGACGGTTGCGCTAAAACCGAAGGCCGGGATACCACAGATGAATGAAAAGACAACCGGTCCGGACAAGCTGCCTAAAACCATGCAACCTTCTTTGCCCGAAGCGGACGACCGTACACAGAATTATGACAGCGGTGAAACGAACTATCTCGCTGACATCATGCAGAATGTCCGGAAGATTGCGGCAACCGTGACAGTCCCGTTAGCGATGGCGGCAAGCCCGGCTGCGGCGGGTGAAATACCGACTCCGAATATCTCCGACGCATATAACGTGGAGAATATCCGGGAAACGAATAACACGTTCACCGCTGACAATAGTCGGAATTATAATAACAACGGTAGGACGTACCAGATTGGTAAGGTATGCGATGAAGTGGTTATCCATGTCGCCAATACCGACCAGAAAGGCGGTGAAACAATCCGCGCCGAAATTTTGGGAATATTGGAAGAATTAAGCGAAGGTTAAGATATGGCAACGAAATACACAGTTAAAGAAGTGGCCCAGACGTTTAAACGGGTTAGCCAGTTCAACCTGGGCGATATGCTGCTCAACGTGATCGGTTATAAGGGGCTGCCTTATCCGGGTGGTTTTATTCCTGACACGCCTAGCAAATATAAGGCGGACGGCTACGAATACCCCGGCGAACAGGCTTCGGAAAAGACCAGTTCCGACTTTGGTTCCACGCTCCGGAAGAAGGACGCACAGGGACGCTGGTATTTTATGCCAATCGTGCTGGAGCATAAAGGGACGGAGTACGAGATACCGAACGCTGTCATTTCCATCCGTGGAAAGAAAAGCATCGTGGAAACGGCAATGGTCGGCCGCAAGGGTACGGTCAAGGAGTTGATTTCGGTCGATGATTACGAAATACGCATCGCTGGTGTCTGCCTGGATGTGGATTTTCCCGACCAGCAGATCAACTCCCTGAATGATTTGTATAACATCAACGAATCGGTTACGCTCAAATGCGCCCTGACTGATATATTCCTTGACGAAGAGGATAAGGTCGTGATAAAAAGCATCGACTTTGCCGAGATGAAAGGCTGTGAGACGGCGCAGGTGTTCACGATGGAACTGGCAACAGACCGGAGTTTTGAATTAATACTGGAATGATATGTTTGCTTTGTGTTGTGAAATAAAAATCGGTTCGGTTTCTTTTAAGTCGGTGCACGACGTAAAGATAAAACGAAGCCTGTACGACCTGATGGCGACCGCTACAATCAAGGTCCCGGTGACGGCTGTGCTGAAACATTCCGGGGAACCGCCGACGCATATCGAGACAGCACAGGCTATCAAGATTGGTGACAAGGTAGAAATCAAGTTGGGGTACGACGGAATCCTGAACACCGAATTTGTCGGTTACGTGAAACGGCTTAATTACAAAGTCCCGCTTGAGATTGAATGCGAGGACGAATATTATCGCCTGCGCTCCCTGAACTGCGTATTCTCGAAAAAGGAAACAACGCTTAAAGACTGTTTGAACACCATTCTAACGGGAATCCAAATGGGCGAAGTGGTGGGCCTGACGCTGAAGAACTTCGTTGTAAATAACAAGCCAGGCAGCTGGGTTCTGGGTTATCTGAAAAAGGAATATGGCCTTGTGGCATGGTTCGACATAAACGGGAAACTCCATGTCGGTAAGGCTAACGATGTGAAAGGCGAAACGGTGAAATACCTGCTCCGTGAAAACGTGATCAGCGACGACGAATTGAAATACCAGTTGGCCGAGGACGTGAAACTGAAAGTAAAGGCTGTATGCTATTACAAGGACGGCACGAAAATAGAAGGCGAATTAGGCGAAGACGGCGGTGAAACGCGCACCTTTTACTATTACGACGTGAAAGACGCGGCGGAACTGAAAACACTTGCCCAGGAAGAACTGAAACGGTATTCGTTCGACGGCTACCGGGGCAAGATAACAACCTTCCTGCTCCCCTACGCCCTTCCGGGCATGGTGGCGAGCATCGAAGACAAAGTGTATAACGAACGGAGTGGCGACTACTTTATCGAAAGTGTGGAAACGTCTTTCGGGACAGGTGGAGGGCGTCGCACCGTTGAAATAGGTATCAAGGCATGAGTAAGGAAATGGAAGAATTACGCCGAAAGTTTCAGCAACGGTTCGGCGATGGCGGCGACCAGGTGTTCCAGGGGACTGTTACCGAAGTGAACGAGGAAGAATTTACCTGTACCATTAAACGTGATGACCTGGTGGACTATTTCGATGTGCGCCTTCGCGGTCTGGTGAACCCCGACTTGCAGGGCTTCGCTTTCATTCCTCGGCTGGATAGCACGGTACTTGTTTGCCGGATCGGGAAAAGCAATGAACTGTTCGTGTGCCAATTCACCGAGATAGACAAGATGATATTTACCGATACCGATTTGGAAGTAATCATCGATACCGAAAACATCGACATCAAGAAAGGTAAAAAGATAACCGTCCATGTGGATGCGGAAAAACTGGAGGTAACGAATGACAAGGTGAAGGCTCTTCATGAAGCAGACGCACTCACCATTACCGCCGACTCGACGACCGTTAAAACATCTACAGGCGGTGTGACTATCACCCGTGGTGGCTCAGGACTAAAGAAAACGCTGGAACAAATGCTGGACGGGATTTGTGCCCTGACAGTCCCCACGGCTGTAGGTCCGTCCGGCGTACCTATTAACATGGCGACATTTCAACAGATTAAGGCGGATTTGCCTAATTATATGGAGGGATAAATTATGGCATTAGTAAAAGCGACAATTAAATCAGAGATAAAGGAAGCCTTTACCCAGGTGATGGACCAGCAGGACGACGACCGAGAAGGGGCTATCGACAAGGTGGCGGATAAGCTGGCGGATGCTGTTATGAACGCCATCAAAAGCGCGACAATTACTTATACAGCCGGCCTGACAACTTCGATGGGGCCTGTGACCGGTACTTTTGGCAATACTATATCATAAAGCCTATGAAAGATTATAAACAACAGCCTGACGGTGACCTGGATTTTACGACCGGAGATTTGCTGATAGCGGAAAGTACCTACCAGCACCAGCGCGACCTGCTGTATTCGGACAAGGGCCATATACGGCAGAAGGCGGAAGCCGGTGTCGGAGCTGTAAATTATATGATGGACAACGACCCGGAAGGCTTGCTCAGAGCCACGCGCAAGGAGTTTACGGCCGACGGTATGAAAGTGTCAAAGGTGGCATTTGCTACTTACTCAAATGACTTAAATGTGGAGGCTCAATATGAAAACGATTGAAGTTGAAAACGACCAGCTGCTGCTGGATATAGCCTTGCAACAATATGGAACGGCAGAAGCTATAAGTGAAATTATCTTCAACAATCCAGACTTGAAAAATGATCCGTCAGCGGTTGTAAAGTCAGGTCGTGAACTTGGCTCGTTTTATCCTGATATAAAACTGGCTCCCGGAACTACCGTACAGATTGATGACGAAAGCCGCCTTGTCAGAAAGACGGTTGTTAAGAAAATAGACCGAAGTATAACCACTTATATGGAATCGCAATGGCAAGAACGATTGAGCAAATAGAAAAAAGCATCACGGAAAGGCTGAAGGTTTCCTTCACTCTTTCCACCTCTGCTGCCTCGGAATGGCGGCTCTGGGTACATTGTATGGCCTATGGAATTTATCTTTTTGAAATTGTGTTGGACACGTTCAAAAAGGAAATGGACGAAGACGCAGAAAAAGAAGTGGCCGGAACCGTTACCTGGTATAACGACAAATGTTATGAGTTCCAAATGGGCCACGAGCTGGTTTTTGATACCGTGACCGGACTTTTGGAATATCCGATGGTGGATGAAACCGCACGCGTTATTAAGATTGCCTCTGTGAATGTGGCTGAGGATAATACAATTATGTTCCGCGTTGCAACCGAAGATGAAGAAGGTAAAATTGTGCCGCTAACGAGTAACCAGCTTCTGAACTTCAAAAACTACATTGACGCCATCAAGTTTGCCGGTACGAAATCTGAGGTTATTTCGACAGATGCCGACGAAGTCAGGTACGACATAAAAGTTTATTATAACCCCGCCAATCCGGTGGACAGTGTGCAGGAAGCAGTACTGGCTTCGCTGGAGGAGTTCAAGACAGCGCAGAAGTTCGGTGGTGTGATATATTCGCACAAGATGTTGGAAGCAGTAACAGCAGTAACAGGCGTTGTAACGGCAAAAATGGTCGCCCTTTCCCGCAAGGGTACGGAAGATGAAGATTTTATTCCTATAGACACGATGGCGACCTTACATGCAGGGTATTTCAACTATACGGAGGATAGTAAACTGGAAATGGTATCCATTAATGATATTTAGCTTATGAACATTATTCTGAACTTCAAGGAAATTATCCGCCAGTACGTTGCCCCGCACCGCAGGCAGCAAAACCGCCTCAGGTGGCTTTGGGCATTGGCTGACCTGGAAAGCGTTTGGGATGCCTTTTCCACCTGGCGTGATTATTACCGGTACAAGGTTCACGTAACGAGCCAGCACCGTTCGCTGGAAGGGCACCTGAATAAAACGTTCGGCGGCGGCATCCTGATAAAGAGCTACGAGGACCAGTTTCTTGCCATCGGGCTAAACTCGGAACCGGCGCACTGGGTGTTGTTCGAACCTATGCAGGAAATCGCCCTGGAGGGTGAAGGCGGTCAGAGTTTCCAGGACGTGGACTTTATCGTTTATGTGCCGGCTGGTGTGGATCTGAACCTTGTACGAGCTGAAATAGAAAGATATAAGATTGCAGATAGGACCTATAAAATAATAATGAAGAAATGAAACGACATGTACAGGAACCAGGCGTAAGGAAGTGGTCGGGCAACGACCTGCTGGAGCTTCAAGGGGAAGGTCTGGCCGTTGCCGACGGCTTCTTTTCGCAATATGGCAACTGCGTGATATGCGGCTGCCAGGTAAAAGAAAACAGTATAGCCGCCGGGCTGGTAAGTATCGGCGGCATGGTGCTTCCGCTCCAGGCGGTGGAAACGGTGGAAGTGTTCCCGGTGTATCTGGTGAAGGCGGAGGAACATATCCAGAGAGAATACGCCGACGATGTGGTACGCGATATCGCGGTGAAGTATTTCGCCAAAGTCGTACAAGTAAAACCAGAGGATGGGGATTGTATAGAAATACAGGAGACTGGAGCGTCAACCTTTTTCGATAAAGTCAATGCGGTATGGCTCACCAATATATTAAAACAACTGGAAGATCTGAAGAAAGCGGACAAAACCCTATCGGATGCCATCGAACTGTTGAAACAGGCTGATGTGGAAGCCGGGAAACGCATTACCGCCTTGGAAAAGAAAATGCCGTCTTACTTAGATCATATCCCTACAGTGAACGATGACGGCTATGACATCGGTGTGGAGGTCTGGACGGTGGATGAATATGGTAATAAAACGTTCTGGAAATGCCACGATAACACCAAAGGCAAAGCCGTGTGGAAACGTACCGGCGAAGGTTCGGGTGGTGGCGGTTCACACAGCGGGGCGGTTTATTTGACCGGTCAAACGAATTTTACAAAAGCAAGTATAATCATTAAAGAAGGGTATTTGAAATGAGTAACGAATCAGGAACAGGCGTTTACGTCTATCAGCAAATTGTAAAAACAACGGCCGAGTGGGAAGCGGATAAAACGGTTCCGGTAGAAAACGTTTGGCTGTTTGAACGCCGCGATGACGGCAAGATCGTAACCAAACTGTCCGACGGCCAGCATTGTTATTCCGATCTTCCGGCCTACGGTTTGTCGGCATGGCAGGCGGCTCAAATGGGCGGTTACAAGGGCACAGAAAAGGAGTTCTACGAATCGCTCGGCACGTTTGAGGAGAAGGTTAAAATGATTGAGAGCCTCGTGTCGTCTCTCGACGGCAAGTTCGCCGAGACTCCGACACTGGAGTCTACCCCAACGGAAGATACGCTTACCTATACCCCTGAGGGAGACGGTGAAGCTCGCAACTTTTCCATCGGCCAGCAGTGCCGTGTCTATGAAGAGGACGAATCGGACTGGGTGTTCTACCAGCTTTATGACATCAAGGATGGCAAGGCTGACTGGCGTATTGCCGGAAGCGGTGGCACGTCAGCCTATCAGGAAAAGGCGGTAATCACGCTATCGAGCAACCAGGGCGGTGGTGATGCGGCATTAAACGGGACGAAGGTCACGGTGAAGTATTCCGACCAGACGCAGGAGCTGACATGGAACGGCACGGCATTGGAAACGAAAGTACCGGTCGGCATGGCATACGAAGTGTCAGCCGGATCGGTGAATGGCTACACATCCCCCCAAAAGCAAAGCTTCACTGCCGTCGGCGGGAACGAAAGGCAGGTGGTGTTTAGTTATTCCTGTGAGAAAATAACGGTAAACGTCAGTGCGGACGATGGGGCGGACTGTTCCGGACGTACCGTAACTGTAAAAAAGACATCCGGCAGTGAAGTTCTGGGCAGTGGCAAGGGGCCACAGGTCGTTGTTAAGGTGCCGACCGGTACAGGTTATACTGTTTCAGTCGATAGCTTTACCGGATATACAAAACCCGCGGATCAGTCGTTTACAGCAAATCAGACCAGTCGAAACGTGTCTTTCGTGTATGCAAAAATCAAGGATGCCGGTATTGTTTTTGATAAATCTAAGAGTGATCCGCAGAATATAACGGGTGACATCAATTCCGGTGTCATCGCCACCATCCTGTCGAAGTTCCGTCGTTGTCTGTGTAAAAAAACGGCGGAAGGTGAGGTTTCAATCGCTTACCTTCGGGATGACAATAGTAATTTTTACGAGGATGGCACCGCCGCCAAACTGGACGGTACGGAAGGCGACGTAATGGTTGACTTTCCTGAATTTTATTACAAATGGGAATCCGTGGACAGTAATAAATTCCGTTATCGTTTCGCAGAATATAACGTGGACGGTACATTTAAGCATGTACCGCGCTCTTTGGTTGGAGCATATAAAGGTTATATGACTTCGAATAAGCTGTATAGCCGTAGCGGGGTTCGCCCAACAGTAAGCCAATCAACCACCAGTTTTGATAATTTCGCAAACGCCCGCGGACAGGGTTACCAGCGTATTGACTTTCAACAGCATTGTGTCATTGCCTTTATGTTATACGCCAAATATGGCAATAGAAATTTACAGGCGGTTCTTGGGACAGGCGGAGCTGTTAGTGGTTCTTCCGCTACAATGACGGGAACAAGTAACTCAACGGGAATAACTGATACAAAAAATGAAACAAGTAAGTATGTTTGCGGTCTTGGTCTGGAAGGTGTATTCGGTGGCATTTACGAATGGGTGAAAGGTGTTGAAATTAATAATCGTGTATGGAAAATCACAGATCCGGACGGTTCTACTCGAAATGTGAACGCCGGAACTTCTGATGGTTGGATAACGAATGTTGCGGCAGAAAATGGACCGTTTTTTGACATGGTTCCGACAAATGTCGGTGGCAGCGAAACTGCACACTATTCAGATTACTATTATCAAAATTCCGGCGGTTCCCTTGTTTTGGCGCGCTCCTATTACGGCTCGTATGCGAATGGCGGTGTGGCGTGGGCGGGTGCGGATAACGGTGCCTCGAGCACGAATTCGGACTACGGTTCGCGTCTCGCTTTCAGGGGCGTTATCCGCGAAGCGGAGAGCGTAAGTGCGTTCAAAGCACTGTCAGTGCTTTGATACAAATACCGGCGTAAGCCGGTCGAATTTTGAAAATTTTCGTGGCATTTCTCTATATTCCTTGTGAAAATCAGGGAATCCCCGAAAAACGGAGTACATTTGTAATGTAAACGTAAAAATGTAAATGTAATGTTAAGATACAGGTAGATTTCCTCCGGCCCTTGTTTTGGCGCGCTCCTATAACGACTCGAATACGAATGGCGGTGTGGCGTATGCGAATGCGAATAACGATGCCTCGAACACGAATTCGAACTACGGTTCGCGTCTCATATTCAGGAAAAGAAAATTATATTACGGCTCTTGGCTGGGACGTGTTCCCTTATCTGATCCGTAGAGGAATGCACCTTGCCTCTTGGCAAAAAATAAATTGGGTTATATTGTGTGGTAGGTTTATTCTCGAAGCACATGGATTTCTGAAAGCGACAATAATGAAGCGATACGGTTATTTAATAGAAAAGATTGTGGAAGAAAGCAACCTTCTGGAGGCTTTCTCCATGGTAATGCGGGGCAAGAAGCGTACCCGTACCGTTCGCCTATTCAAAAAGAACCGGGATAAAATTCTGGCTGACCTTGCCTATGAAATAAAGTCAGGTAAGTACGCGCCGGAGGGTTTCCGGGAATTTGAAGTGGTGGAAAACGGTAAGGTTCGTGAAATCCAGTCCCTGCCATTTAAAGACCGTATTGCCCTTCACGCGATAATGGCTGTTCTTTACAGGGAAGTTTTAGGCGGTATGATGATTCGCGACACGTATGCCAGCCTGCCTAAGCGTGGTATTCATGACGGTTTGAATAGGCTTCGAAAAGCATTAAAAGACCGTTCGAATACAGAATACTGCCTAAAACTTGACCTGAAGAAGTTCTACCACTCCATCGACCAGGATGTCCTGATAGAACTGCTTCGCCGTAAAATCAAAGACGAAACACTGATGCAAACCCTTATCCGTATTATCCGAAGTTATGGTCCCGGTCTGGCGATTGGCTATCACTCCAGCCAGTTGCTCGGTAACTTTTACCTTTGCCTGTTGGATCACTACATGAAAGCGGAATTAGGCGTAAAGTATTATTTCCGGTATTGTGATGATATTGTCGTTCTTGGCCCGAATAAAGCGTATCTGCATGACATTTTCGACAAATTACGTTCCCTGGTAGAAAATAAACTTCACTTGACCATCAAACAGAACTGGCAGATATTCCCGGTGGAAGCCCGCGGTATTGACTTCTTAGGCTATGTTACCAGGCACGATTATGTTTTGGTGCGTAAGCATATAAAGCAAAAGGTCGCCCGGAGACTGCATAAAGTTAAAAGCAAAAAACGTAAATACGTTGTTCTTGCATCGTTCTGGGGATGGGCTAAACACTGTAATAGCAAACATCTATTTTTTAAACTAACAAATATGAAGTCATTTAAAGATTTAGGCGTCACTTACAAACCGGCTGACGGAAAGAAACGGTTCGAAGGAAATCTTACCCCTTTGGGTAACCTTCAGAACTGCAAGGTTACAATTGTGGATTTTGAAACCGACATCAAAACAAAACAAGGTGAAGGTCGGTATGTGGTCCAGTATGAACTGGATGGTCAAAAAGGAAAGTTCATAACTGCATCGGAAGAGATGAAAAACATTCTCGACCAGATTAAGGAAATGGGCGAACTGCCTTTTGAAACGGTAATCAAACGGGAAACATTCGGAGGCAATAAGACGAAATATGTATTCTCGTGATGTGTAGATGATCAACCTTTTTCGGGGGAAAGGGTACAAAAGAAGGCCCCCGGCCAAAAATTAAAGTATAGAGACGCCAATCTTATATACAATAACTTGCGTAGCAACGCACGACCGAGGGCCGTATGCCCTTGTCGCGTTGCTACGCTTTTTTTATTCTGCGATTTCGCGCATTTGCGCTGTATATAAGATTGGCATTGCAAATATACTTTAATTATTCGATATTATGACAATATACGAGATACTTTCTTTCAATAAAGAATTGCTTCATCGTCTTTCAGATGTTGGAATCAAAACTGGCGATTATAAATACGTTGACCTTTTTCGTGATTTTACTAAAATGGTTCGAGAAGGGAATAAGACGACTTATGCGGTAGCCGTTCTATCTGA